ATGGCCAGGAAGGTGATCCAAGAGTACATCAATTGCACCAATGAATGCATTGATTACTCCGACTACTCCACCAATCGCAGAATGTATTGCCGAAGTTAATGCGTTCCATCTTGTAGTAAATCCCTTTTTAACATTGTCCCATGTCGAATTCCATGCTTTTTCTATAGCACGGAATATAGGCTGAAGTACATGGTGCAAAAGGAAGGAAGCTGCTATTCCTACAGCATCGAATATTGGCTTACCTGTATGACGCCAAGTTATATTGAATGCATTCCAAGTGTGATCCCAATCCGTATTCATTCTATGCCAAATACCCAACAAATAATTCCATACAAATCGGGCAGCGGCAGGTATTGCATCAAAAATAAATTTCTTGGCTAACTTCCATGTGCTTAGCATAAAGGCCCATAGCTGCTTCCAAGTTAGGCCCATAGAGTTAGCTATTGGAACCAAAATATTTCTATATATCCATTTCAAAGTAGCAGCTATTGCGTTAAAGATGGGCTTACCGACATTCCTCCATATCATAGATACAAATGCCCAAACTACTTGCCATATTTTTTGGAACGCTAATATGTTAAGTCGTATTTCGGTGCCAAATACAGCATAGAACACCAAAGCAATACCCCGTATTACTGGCTCTACTACTCTCCAAACGTTCATTACAGCGTGCCATACGTTATCCCACGCATGCATAAGATTGCCTAGTGCATGTTCTAAATTGCTCAGAGCATGCATTATATTATCAACTGCATGTGATATAGCCTTAACGGTATTGTTAACTGCCATACTTACCGCGTGTTCAACATTTTCCCATGCATGTTGGGTTGCAGCATAAACATTATTCCAAGCATGAATAACGTTATCTACAGCATGAGAGACCGCCTTGAAAACATCATCCCAAATCCTATTGGCAAATGCTGCAATCTGCTTCCAGTACCTAATCATTAAATAGGTCTGGACCACAACGGCGCCAATAAGAAGTATAATTGCACCAACTACCACACCTATTGGTATCAAAGCTATATCAGCAGAGTCCGCGGCAGCAGTTAGTATAACATATGCGCCAGCCAATGCTATAACGACGCCTACCATCAATGAAAGGGCCGCTACTCCAGCAAGTATATAAGTTATCCACTTCTTAGCACTAGGTCCCAGCCTATTAAATGCTCCCAATAGAAATGTAAGCGCACGTACTAATGCCAACTTCGCAGGTATTAGGTTGTTACCAAGCTCTATACGCATTGCTCTATATCTATTGTTTAGCAACTGTATTTGCCCCTGTGGGGTTTTGGACATTACATCATATGCGGACTTAGCAGCACCTTGTGAATGCTGCATGTCTCTAGTCATTTCCCGTAGCAAACCATTGGAATCATTAATTCCAAGGTTGAAGAAACGCATAGCCTGAATAGTTCCACCAGCGCCCTTAAATATTTCATTAAGTTTAACGGCACGGGCTACAGGAGTAAGATGCTTTAGCTTCTCACGCATATCTGCAACGATGTCAACCATTGGACGAAATCTGCCAGCCGAATCCTTTACCTCAACACCCATGTTATGAAGCTGTCGAATAGCAGCAGGCTTAGATAATGCGTCTAGGGCACGGGCAGCAGATGCAGCGGCCATTGCAGTGCTAAGACCATTACGGGTGAGGAAGGCCATCATACCTGATAGCTCTTCAATGCTTTGTCCGGCCTTCAAAGCAGAAGGTATAGCACGTCCAATTACAGCAGTGAATTCTGTATAAGTACCAACACCCTTTCTCACCAATTGGAATAATACATCACTGACATGTGTGACTTGCTGTGCTGGTAGTTTATAGGCGTTCAATACGGCAATTATAGCTCTACCTGCGGTTGCCATATCAGTAGCGCCACCAACAGAGGCTTTGGCTATGGCAGTAAGAATTTTCTCTGCTCCTGGACCATTAGTGTCCAAGGATGAAAATATATCGTATAAAGATTTTTGGATCTCATCAAAGGCTACAGGCACAGTCTTAGCTACTCTAAGACCCATGTCAGATAGATTTTTGAAGCTTACTCTAGCCTTATCAACCTGAGTCTTTGTAAGGGATACAGACTGGTTGTACTTAATTGCCTCATTAGTCATTTTATTAAAGGCATTAAGAACAAGGCCCCCAGCAATTGCTGCGGTCGCGCCTATAGTAACTAATGACTTACCGCGCGCTATTTGTGCAGCAGTCGCAGCTTTTGCCGCTTTAGCAGCATTAAGATCATTTCTTGCAGCCGTTGCTGCATACTTATCCCCAAGCAGTACAGCATCATTGACACGTGCTTGCGCAGCAGCAATAGCATTAAGTTGCTTAGAAGTCCCAGCTAGAGCAAGAGCAGCTTCATTCCTTGCACGAAGGATTAAGTAAATTTCTGATGCCCCAAGAGGCAATTTACTCAACTCCTTCGTTTAACTTTCGCTTCTTGCTCTTTCTGCCTCTTCTGCTCTAGCTTATCCATGCCATATAAGCCAGCATTCAGTAGAGCTATATGATAGAAATCCTGATCTAAAATGCCGCCTGGTCGAGGCAATGCCTTAAACGATTTACAGAGATTAGTAAGTTCAAGTGCAAACTTAACTTCATCATCTGGTTCTTTACCTCCTGGTAATAATAAATATGCCTCGACGCGGCGATTTAGTTTCCCTGATCTTCCTCATCAAAGTTGTTCATTTCTGCAATATATTTCTCTATTTCCTGGCCTATCTTTGGGTCAAGAATATCAAGAGTACCAATATTCTTAAGATCCAATTTCTGCCCATCTTCTCCTTCTAGATTATGGTCGACCACGCAAATACCAAATTCCATAGCAGTAATACGTTTATTGCCCATTGCCATTTCGCCCTTGAAATCTTTACTCTTACCATCGGATTCAAATCCAAGAGTAAGCATGGAGCGGCGCTCAACGGACTGACCATAACTCATGCGCTTCAAATCAACAAAGCCGTCAGGCGGAGCGGATTTAAGCTCCTTATGCTCGACTTCAAGCGACACAGTTGCCTTTGGCATTTTGTCTCCCTTTAACTAGTTGCCTAGCTCCCCATTACCGTAACACAATCTGTATTACGACATATTTTCAGCCGTGATCACTGTCAGCTGATAATGCTTTCCTGTTCCGTCGATTGCGCACTGATAAGCAACACTAGCTCTTACCAAGTCTCCCTGTCCACCAATGTTAACTTCATAAGTATCTACAATGGCAGTCGGTGCCAGTAGTGCAATAGACTCAACTGGCGAAGTGTGAGTAGCTGTCAGTGTAATTGACTTAGCAGTCAATACCTTGAATGCATCATACTCAGTACGGTTGAAGAAATCCCTAGTAATACTTATAGTGGCCTCAGACTCGCCAAATGCAACGAACTGCGCTCCAGTGTTAGCACTAATAAGACGGAACTGAGCAGCACCATTGTCATTAGACTCGAACGTGAATCCATCTGAATCGAAAATCTGGGTGGCAGTAGGAATCTGCAAGTTGTACTGTCCAGCGCCAAATGGAACAGTTGTTGGCCAAGTGGCAACAGGAAGTGACTGCACAGTTTCATTAGTGGAAACAACAGTTGGAGTGAATTGAAGTACTGCGTTGCTAACTTCAAACTTGAAGCTTCCGACTGTGCATCCTACGTAACCGTAGACAACTCCATTGCGAACTATAGTTATCGACAGGGTACGTGAGGGAACCGCCACAGCTGATGGGGTGAATACATAAGTATTCTGCGCACCTACCGTCTTGGTGAAAGTACATCTAGAAGCGGACAAGAAGTAGATAATGCAGTCAGTCAATGCTTCTATAGAGACGTCGCCTTCCGCATTAGAGAACCCAGCCGATGCTCCAACAAGACCTGGAGTATTACGAATTGGGCGCCGCCAGTTAGTCTGCTGAGTAAACTTCAATGACTCAGACAGATATGGGATAAACTTAGTAGGCGGAACATAGACGCCTGGGTTAGCCGCAGTATTAACAAGTGGAAATGCCCCAGTTGGAGTACCAGGAGTAGTATCTGTATCTGTAGTTACTGCACCAACAGTCTTGTAAAGAAGCTCTGTTCCGGTAGCACCACCAGCAGCCGTCTTATAAAGTTTATAACCAGTGGCTCCGGGAACAGCGACCCAAACTAGAACAACAGACGACGTAGACCCTGTTGTAACAACTCCACTGATCTCATTACTCTGTGTCGTTTCTCCACTTGCATTAATTGCAGTTATAAGATAACGATACGTACCAGCAGTTATTGTGCCACCAGAAGCAGAAGGAGTCGCAGAAGTAAACGTAGGGGCGGGCAGTACCTCAGCCGCTATACCCAAAATACTTGCAGCACCAAGGCCGGGAGTGGTCATTTGTCATCCTCCTTCAAACGCTCAACAAGCTCATCCTTGGTGCCAGTAACTGGAAGATGTTCTTCCCTATTCTCTTCCTCGTTCCTAGCTTTTATTTCAGCCTTGAGATCCTCAACAGTTAATTCAGTGTAATCCTCTACCTCTTCGAACTCTTCTATGGTTACACCAGGAGTAAGCTCGAATGCATTTAGTAGATTAAATGTAGTATCTTCATCGCTATATGTAGCTTCTCGTGTAGCTTCATCTTGCATAACGTTATTTGGAGCATGATGCGCAATGAAAGCCTGCTCATCAAAATCTTCTGGCAAGTCAGTAGATTCGCCATTCTTAAATAAACCTACACCATCAACCTCAACTAATTCACCCTGCGGTAAGTTGGGCAGATTGATAGTAACTTTATACATGTTCCCTCCTAACTCGGCAGAATGTATTGAGATTGTGCACTATAAGAAACCTTGTTGGCCCTAACCAAGCTTCCACTCTTGGTAGTGTATCCAGATTGAATTTCAGGACAGTATCCATGTATAACCCTATTTCCTAAAGTCCTATCAGAATGCACTACAGCTTCAATAGCTTCGGCTAAGGCATCTGCTCCTCTCCTATTCTCCTGTGGAGAGGTTATAAAACTATGATATACGAGTATAGTTAATTCAAAAACTACATCTAGCATCCTTGCACCGGCAGCTTGTCGTAGAAGATTCCTCTTGATACCAGGTTCTATACAAACTACAGGAGTAGTAGGTAGTCTATCCTGATCCCCAAAAAATACATCTGCTAATCCAAGATTTGCTTTGTTGTCAACCATTTTATCAAATAAAAAATCACATACTTCTACTAGACTGCCAGTTAAAGTACCAACCTGTGTCATTTATTCACCATTTGAAAGATGCATCTACTCGTTCGGTAAGCCATACAGTAAATACGTCCTTAACTGCCTGTTCATCTTCTGGCTGAACTACTAGGAATGGCCTAGCTGGAACATCAGGAGCAGTTCTACCTCTAGATCCACCTATTTCATGCAGACCAGTTACATTATGTTTCTTTATCAATGCTCCAGCCTCTTTGGCCGTAGCTCCACGTCTTATAGCTATAGCTACGCCCGGAGGGTAGCCTGCTTGATGTACTTTTCCATACCAAACTGATTGTGGAAGGTCTTGAATCTCAGCCTTTTCTCTGTCAATATTCCATAGATTAACTTGTGTAGCCTTACGCTTCAACGCGCCAGTAGCATCAAGAATTCGATCGCCACTAGCTCCGCCCTTATCAAACCTAACCTTTCCCATATCTCTCATCTTTAATGAGAAATCAGAAAGCGGCTCCCAAGGAACACCTATTGATCCACTCCTAGCGCTCTCTGCTTCAAAATTTGCACGAATGCTAGGTATCATTACTTCTACAACAGCTTGGTGTAGTGGACTACGAAACGATCTAATATCCACACCAAGCTTTTCTAAACGACTAGCAATAAATCCAATAGATGGGGAAAACAGAACCGTATCACTTAATCCAAGAGCGTGACCAAACCTTATAGCCCCTGGCGTATGTACGGCACCAGAGGCTTGCGGGGCCGAGCTACGAGGAGGCATTACCAAACCGTACCCATAGTAAACTTTGCAGGCCCAAGACTAGAGTCATCTTGGGTTGGAGTAAGAGCAGATGACGCATCATTTGGATAGAATGCTGGCTGTGCCAGATTAAGATCCGTACCAGCAACAGCATCAACCAAATTTATAGCCCCATCAACTATTCCATCAATTAAAGTTTCAGCTTGATGGATAAGTAGTAGTCCATAACTATTAGTGCTATCATCTTCCGAGTATGTAAGCTGATAAAACCAACCTACATACAGCATCGCAATTATCTTGCGAATTAAAGATGGAGTTGTATTAGCGTCAACCCAACCTGAAACGTTATAAGCTAGCGAAACTCTTCCGAGTACCTGGGTAACTTGTGTAGCTTCAAGTTCACTATCGAGTTCCCCAAAGTTAAGCTTGGATTTTTCAGCCCAAGCATTCGCCTCTGCGACAGTGATGTGTAGAGCCATGGGTTTCTACTTACGGAGTTGTCTTGGGAGGAGTTGTCTTGGCAGTGGCAGTAGATTTAGAAGCGTCAGGGTTGGCATCCTTGACCTCATCCTTTGGAGGGTTCTTGGCCTCCTCCAACTGCCGTTCAAGTTCTGCAACTCGCGCTTCAAGCTGCTCCTTTTCAGCAACAACACTAGGAAGTGAAGCAGGAGGATCGCCAACAGAACCATTAGCCTTCCACTGCTCTACTACTTCCTTTGGAGCATCCTTGATTTCTTCGCCAGCCTCGAACCAAACTACACTTTCGACATCGCCTGGCGTCTTTTCGTACCCAACCTTAGCTATAGCAACGACAGTCATTATGCGATAGCCCCCTTGATGAGATACGCAGTAACGCACTTCTGGAAGTCGCCAGATGCTGGGTTGATTTCATACCCAACAATCTTAAGATCGTAACGACGACGCACGCGAATAAGATCAGACGCACGCTTATCTTCACGCCAACGATCCGTAATCATTGGAGTTCCGCCATAGCTCCAAACAAATTCATAAGCGAATGCCGGAATCTTAATGCCTGCTCGCGGTGGAACCCAAGCAAGAAGAACATCCTTACCCCAGAGATAAGAACCTACAACGGCGTTACCCTGAGTACCTGCGCCACCAGAACCAACACCGACACCAGGAACAATTACATTAGGAACGCCAAGAACAGCCCCAATGATTTCTGGAGTCAGAATTGCGCGCTCTGAATACTTAATGCGCTCAATAATATCTGGATGATCTTCAAGCTGCGACATAACCTGGTAAGGAATTACCGCAGTATTAGGTTCCATGAAAACCTTAGCATGGACAGCACGAGTACCAGTGCGAACCATACCAATTGGATCAGACGTTGCGTAGGTATTCCACTGTGAAGCTGAGACAGCAGAAATGTCAATGCTCAGACCAGAAGCAAAGTTACCAACGGTAGTAGAAAGAGTCTGCATAGCAACCTCACGACTAAGAAGAATCTTAGACGTAAGCAACTCAGTACCATCACGATCTGGAGAAAGAGGCGAATCAACATTCTCGCGCTCTTCATCAGTAACCGGAATCTGGAGAGCATGCTCCTGCGCATAATACGAATCCAGGGAAAGCTTCAAACCTGAAACTTCATTAGCTTCTGTACCTGGCGCGCGGTAGTCACCAATTTCTGGCAACCAAGCTTCACGGCCAAACACGTAATACTTGTCAGACTGCTTCTTAACGCCTACTGGTGGGAAAAGCCGTCCCCCAACAAGGTCGTTATTAGGCCAACCCAACGAAATTTCAGTAAGAACGGCATCAATATGAACATTGCCAGTTCCTGTAGGCTGATAAACTGCCATTTTTGATTACACCTCCTTGAAAATTAGTTCATAGGATTTGGTAACATCAAATGGAGACGGACTAAGTGTGCTACCATTACGAAATTTAATAGTAACGTCCACATAAGTGTCGGTCCCAAATCCTTTAACAAGATGCACTACATAACCCTTATATGGCTCAGCAGTATTATCTTGCTGACTAAGTGTACTAATAACTAACGTAGGCGTCGCATCCAATACTATATCTCCACTAGCCATTAGTACAACGCCCCAGGAGTAAGTAGCACGTCAATGTCTAATCCAACGGTATTACCAGTTAAGGCAATACCAAGAACTGGAACCGGACCACCAACCGTGCGTGCTACGTTAACGGCACGAGACGTAGCATCTGATCTAACCCGAGAACCAGCAACTACAGTAGCTCCGCATTTAACTCGAACTATGCCTTGAATAGCACAGTTTATAAACGCCTTGCCTGTAGCTAGCCGGACAGTGTCAAGATCTTCCATAATGACAACAAGAAGTCCTGTATCACCAGATACAGCAACGGCTCTCTGAACGCTATTCATAGTAGTGGTAAATGAGCCACCACCGACAATAGCTAATCCAATTTCGCCTGTAAGATACGCAGTTGCGCCTGTAGCAAGAAATCCCTTGCTAAGAACGTAGTTCTGGCCGACACCCATTAGTTTTCACCCCCAAAGGAATAAGCATCTTCCTGGTACTTCTTGTAAAGTGCTGGGTCCTGCATAGCAACCATATCGGCCGCATCAGCAAAACTAAGGCCCTTATCCTTTTCCTGAAGAGCCTTAACAGCCTCGGAGAACTGATCGCTTGCAGTCTTACCCTCGTCATTAACCTTGTTACGAAGGTAGCCACGCTCGCCAAGAGCAACAATCTGAGAATCAACCATCTGGTTGAACCCATCAAGAATAATCTTGGAAGTACCGGCATCATTAAGCTGCAAAAGAGTAGCAGTCAAAGACTCACGCATTGGGATCGGGATGGAATAGCCTTTGTTCTTTGCTCGGTCGCACAATTCCTTAACGGTATCGTTAACCTGCTGCTCCTTGAACTTCTTACTGAACTCAGAGAGCTGATTACCCTGTCGCTGAACCAACTCAGACTGAGTGGTGTAAAGCTGCAACATAGTTGCAACAACTGGGCTATTTTCGCCTAGCTTCTTTGCCTCTTCAATAGCTGCAAGAACGGCAGGATCAGTAATAGGCGCAGGCGGATCCGGAGGAACTGGAGGAATAACAGTTTGGGGCACTGGCGGAATAGGAGTAGGCGGAGCAAAGTTAACCTTCTCCAATGCTTCAAGCACCTGAGCCTCAGTCGCACTCTCACCGAGTCCCAACTTAATACCAAAAGCCTTGATCTGTTCTGGCGTCATTTCACTACCTCCCTCATTGGGATTGGTGGGCGGACCTGGGACATGCTCAAAAACCTCCGATAGATTGATTGGCATTATATCTTTTAGAAATGGACGGTTGGTAAGTGCGCCTCCGAATATGACATTCTTATAAGTGACACCATCCTTTGGATTGGTCCACTCATCATCAAACTCTGCAGAGAAATAACGATAAGCCTTGTCCTTAATTGACTGAAATGCTTTCTTAGTAAAGTCAACTAAGAGCCAAAGCCCATCATTACCCCGGTCTGCTGCATCCTTTACCCAACCAGCAGCATCCCCACCATATTGTTTATGATCGTAGTCAATGTCAAGCTGCTGCATACGAACATTATTCTTCACATTATCAACATATTGCTTTACTCGCTCCGGAGTAACAGCAATAGTTCCATACTGTGGATGCTCGTACGTACCCAATGGCATAGCTTGAATCCAAAGTTGAGTGGATTCGGCGTTATCGTCGAGTGCCATACTCGACAAGTCTACTAAATAACTAGCCTTGTAAGGCATCCATTTCCTCCTTACGTTCTATTTCAATTGTAGCCTAGACAATGCCGTACCATATGCAAGCTATTATATAATGTATAACATGCGCTTTTTGGTGCCATAAAACCGCCACAGGGTGGGTAGTCTATAAAATCTACAGGCCAAAGGCACCCCTTAAATCACCAGCAGTGGCCGCATTACGTAACCTACTAACTCCAGCATTATCTTCCATCCATCTAGCTAACGCATAGTGGTTAAAGGTTCCAGTCACCTGTACGCTATGCAACCTTGGATCAATTGCTACAAAGGCAACATGATTAGATGCCGAATTGTCGTCCTCATCAAAAACAACAATAATTGTAAGATTTCCTGAACCGTAATCTGGGCCAGCCATGATGATTGGGAGCCAAGAATTGAGCCAGTTGTCTGCTACGGTTGGAGTGCAATCGTGTGCATCATTGCAAAGATTTGGAGTTAATTCCCCAGTTACTGGTAGGTTACCTGTGTTCACATCATTAAGGAAATTACCACTAGTAGTAGATCCTGATGGAACATTGTTAGCATTGCATGCAGCACGTTCAGTCGCGTCAGTCCAATAGGGCCATGGGCTATGCCGAGCGACATAATTCGTACTACTAGCAGCCTGGCAGTTTGTGTTCATTGATTCGCTATAAGCTTTAGCCGTCTTATTGGCTGCTAGCGTCTGTCCCCAAATACTCGGCGGAGTAGGAATGCAACCAGTAGATCCTACACCACAATCGCTAGTAGTGCCGAATGTGTCGCCACCCCATATAGCAAGATAGTTAGGCAACGAGGGATGACGAATAGCGAAATAGTTAGTAGCCTGTCCGTAAGTCGTAGCATAGGAATTAAGATGTGGCATGGATGACAGAACAGTATAAGGCTTATTTTCCT